TCAGAGCGGCTCAGCTTCTTATCAGCCTTTGGCTATCGGGGGGACTCTGCTTCAAATTAAGGTATCGGGCGCCGAGAAAATGCGCGTAGATGCGTCCGGCAATTGTTTAATTGGTACGACTACCGCAGGAACACTCCTGACGGTCAACGGTGTAGCAACGCTTTGCTCAGGAACAGCTACACCAGCAGCAGGATCAACGTCCGCAAGATTGTTATTTGGGACGACAGCAGGCTTCGGCATCTACTACGGCTCTGGCGCGCCTACAGTCTCTGCCGCCCAAGGCTCCATCTACCTGCGGTCTGATGGCTCAAGCACTTCTACGCGCCTCTATGTCAACAGCAGTTCAGGCAGCGGAACTACTTGGACAAACGTCACCACAGCGGCATAAGGGTCAACACAATGCCAACAACATACTCGTGGGTCATCAGTCAGCTTGAATGTTACCCACAGCACGAAGGTCACTCCGATGTGGTTTTCACGGTCCACTGGCGGCGTCAGGCGACTGACGGCTCTCATATGGCCGATGTCTACGGTTCACAGGCAGTCACCCTGGACCTCGATGCCCCTTTCACGCCTTTCGCCCAGATTACCAAATCACAGGTCGAAGGCTGGCTTGTTGACGCAATGGGCGCTGAACGGGTCGCTGAACTTGACGCCCATCTTGCCGAGCAGATTGAAGCTCAGGTTAACCCGCCAGTTGTCACCCCGCCGTTGCCATGGGCATGATGATGAATCTTACTCTTGAAGAGCTAAACAAGTTGGCGCAAATGCTTGACCTTGCCACTAAAGCCGGAGGATTGGCGGTGGCGCAAGAGGCTCTGCCACTCTTCACCAAATTGCAGCAGATGGCGCAAAGTCTGCAATCAGCGAATGCTGAAAGCGCCGCCGACTAGCCGGATAGCTAGGTTTGAAGGAGAGTTGCGTGAGCGACGAAGAACAGGTTGTAGCGGAGATCAGCCCCGCGCCGGAACCGGAAGCTACGGCAGCGCCGGAAACCGTTGAGACGACGCCGGAGGAACAACAGCCTTCGAAAATGTTCACTCAGGATGAGCTGGACGCCATCGTCGGCAAACGCCTTGCAAGAGAACAGCGTAAGTGGGAAAGAGAGCAGGCCCAGCGGCTTGCGGAGTTACAGGCCCAGAAGCCCGTGACCCCTCTGGCGGACCCGAATGACTATGAGTCTGCTCAGCAGTATGCCGAGGCATTGGCTGAGCGTAAGGCCCATGAGCTTCTGGCCCAGCGAGAGGCCGCAAGACAACAGGCGGTTATCGTCGAAGCCTATCAGGAGTTGGAGGAAACAGCTCGGGACAAATATGCGGACTTTCAACAGGTCGCCTATAACCCGAACCTTCCTGTAACCGATGTGATGGCTCAGACAATTCAGGCGTCCGAGATCGGACCCGACGTCATCTATTGGCTCGGGAGCAATCCGAAAGAGGCTGCAAGGATCTCCCAGCTATCGCCCATCTTGCAGGCACGAGAGATCGGTAAGATCGAGGCCAGACTGACCTCAAATCCGCCGGTCAGGAAAACATCATCCGCCCCGGCTCCGATTGCGCCGGTTGCGGCTCGCACAACCGGAGGCGCGTCGTATGACACGACAGACCCCCGGTCGCTGAAGACCATGACGACTTCGGAGTGGATTGAAGCTGAGCGGCAACGGCAGATCAGGAAGCTACAGGCCCAACAGCGATAAGGTGCTGAAAAGATGAGCAATTCGCTTCTTACTATTGACATGATTACGAGGAAGGCTCTGGAAATTCTGGAGAACAACCTTGTAATCACCCGCACCGTGAACCGTCAGTATGACGACAGCTTCGCGGTTGAGGGCGCCAAGATCGGCTCGACCCTCCGCATCCGTCTACCCGACCGCGCTCTGGTCACGGACGGCGCGGCGCTTCAGGTTCAGGACGACAACGAGCAGTATACCACGCTCGCGGTCTCCAGCCAGAAGCACATCGGCGTCAACTTCACGACCGCCGAACTGACGATGCAGTTGGACGACTTCGCTGAGCGCGTCCTGAAGCCTCGTATTTCGCAGCTCGCCGCTTCCATCGACGCGGACGTCGCGAACAGCTTCAAGTATATCGGCAACTCGGTCGGAACGCCCGGCACGACGCCGGCGACCTCGCTGGTCCTGCTTCAGGCGCAGCAGAAACTGAACGAGAACGCTGCGGTCATGTCGCCGCGCTATGCGACGGTCAACCCGGCTGCGAACGCCGCGCTGATCGAGGGCATGAAGGGTCTCTTCAACCCGGTCTCGGCTATCTCGAAGCAGTTCAAGAACGGCATGTTCGGCGAAGGCATCCTCGGCTATGACGAGCTGAATATGTCGCAGTCTATCAAGCAGTTCACGACTGGCTCGCGCACGGGCACTGTCACGGTCAGCACCTCGGTCACGACCGAAGGCGCGACCAGCATCGTTCTGACGGGCCTTGGCTCGACGACCATCAAGGCTGGCGACGTGTTCACGATCGCCGACTGCTTCGCCGTCAACCCGCAGACCCGTGAGTCGACCGGCTCGCTGTATCAGTTCGTCGCTCTGGCGGACGTTACGGCGTCGACGACTGCGACGGTCACTGTTCCGGCGATGTATTCGGCCGGTCAGGCGCTTGCCACGGTCGACGCGCTGCCGGTCTCCGGCAAGGCTGTAACCTTCGTCGGCGCCGCCTCGACGCAGTATCCGCAGAACCTGATCTATCACAAGGACGCCATCGCTTTCGCGACGGCCGATCTGCTGATGCCGCAGGGTGTGGATATGGCCTCGCGTCAGGTTCACAACGGCATCTCGATGCGTATCGTCCGTCAGTATGACATCAATAACGACCGTCTCCCGTGTCGTATTGACGTCCTCTACGGCTACAGCGTCATCCGTCCGCAGATGGCCGTGCGTCTCTGGGGCTAACACATTCAGAGCGGCCTGCGGGTCGCTCTCCTCTATTCAAGGAGTTCTGAATCATGGCAATCACTACTCAGGGCGCGTCCTATCCGCTCGAATCCTTTGGCCCGACCCCGCCGCTTTCGCAGGGCACGGGTGGATACCAGGTCGGCGCCGGCAACGGCGGCGACATGCTGTTCCGCGTCACACCGGCTCCGGCGACTGCCACTGTGTCGGCCACGCTGACCGCAGATCAGGTCATCACTGGTCTAATCCTCGGTTCGCCGGGTTCGTCGGCGGCGTCGTATCAGCTCCCGACGGTCGCGGCGCTGGAAGCGGCGCTCCCGTCGTCAGCCAAAACCGGCGCGACGATTGACTTCTCGGTTCTCAACGTCGATGGCTCCGGTTCGGGCGTCATCACGCTGACGACCAACACGGGCTGGACGCTCGCGGGTCTTATGACGGTTGTAGCTACGGCCGGCACCGCGCAGTCGTTCCGCGCCCGCAAGACTGGTTCCGGCACTTGGACGCTTTACCGCGTCGCGTAAAAGGAGAAGGCAATGCCTAACACTAAACCTGTCGGCGTTGCCTTTTCTGATCCCGAGCTTGTGGCTGGCACGACCATCACAGGCGCGACGATCAGCGGAGGCACAGTAAGCGCCACGGATATTACGACTACGGGCGGTCTATACATCAAGACGGCTACGGTTGCCGCTACCGGCAGCACGCAATCTGACGCGGCATCCGTATCAGATGGCTTTACGCTGGTTACGGCGGCTGACGCTACAAAAGGCGTCAAACTGCCAGCGGCAATCGCCGGCCGCACGGTCATTCTGAAAAATGGTGCTGCTGCTATTTTGAAAGTTTGGCCCGCATCTGGCGACGGCATTAACGCCATAGCTGTCGATTCAAACTATGTGCTAGCGGCTAATACATCGTCGCTTTTGGTCGCATATGACTCGACGACCTGGTATTCTGTTCCGCTTCTGGCGTCTTAATTTAACCCTACAGCCGGCCTACGGGCCGGCTGGCCCTTACCATAGGTGAGAAATGGCTGTAATATATCTGCGCCACCCCAAGCATGGGGTGAAGATCGCGACAATGGATCTAGAGGCTGACTATGACGAGCAGAATGGTTGGGAGCGTTTTGACCCTTGTGATCCTCCTGTTCAGCGTCGTGGGCGGCGCAACGCAGACCTACACGCAGATGCAGTGGGGGGTGAACAAGGGAACAACGCCTTATGCCTTCGGCGCGAACATCAACGGGGCGTGGAGTAACCTCGGCACCGTCAGCTCGGCTGGGGTCTGGCAGATTCCGGCGACTAATCTTTCTGGCACTCTTCCCGCCGGGCGTCTTCCGGCTTTTTCTGGAGATTGTTCGTCAAGTGCTGGCTCGGCGGTGCTATCTTGCCCGCGAATTTGGCGCGGATCGGTGGCAGCGGAAGCCTACGGCGCGGACCCGACCGGCTCAGCAAACAGCGACGCAGCGCTTGACGCAGCGGTGGCTGCTGCCGGCGGCGGTTGCGTAAGTTTTGGCGCGGGTCAATTTAAGTTTAGCAGCTCACATGCATATTCATCGCCGATTTGCATCTTTGGCGTAGGTAAAGGTGTTGGCCCCGGCGCATCTGCTCATGACTACGTCAATGTCACAGAATTTGTCATTAACAGCTCAACAAATATTTTGTTTAACGTCACGGCTAACGCCGGTTCGCGTTTTGAGAGCTTCCGCTGTAACACGGCTGTTGGTTCACGCCCAGGAACGACAAATGGCTGCATCAGACTGTCTGGAAATACAGGTCTTGTTGCTGCTCCAATTATCCGTAACGTCGGCACAACGCAAGTTGCAAGGCCAATTCAGCTTATCAAACCGGCGTGGCCGACAATTGAGTCAAACTATTTTGACTATTGGGCGGGCAACGTCGAAACCGACGCAGCAATTTATTGCGCAACAACGTCCGGCGTCGAAGGTTCCTGCGGTTTTATTGCGCACAATTATTTTTTTGGTGGCCCGACATCTGGCCCTGTTTTGTATTCCGAAATTGGCTACACTGACTTCCACGACAATGAGGCGTTGTCTTCCTCTACTGCTATACGATTCAAGTATAGAAATAACCCGGCCGGGTTCACAAAAATCCACGACAATACAATTGAGAACTTTGGTGCGTTTGGGAACATAGGGCTAGTTATTGAAACCGGCGATGGGTCGGCCGCCGCATATGTTATGATACAAAATAATGAGTTTTTCGCCGACCCGTCGTTAGCCCCGCTCGGCACCATACTCATTTCCGATTATGTGGCCTCGCCAGCTTGGCTTAGCCAATTAATCATCTCGGGAAATGTTATCAGGTCGTTAAACACAGCGGCGGGTGGCTACGCTATTCGAGTAGGCGCGGGAAATAATGTTTCTGTTACAAACAATAACATTAGCGAAAGCGGCGGAAATTTACCATATGGAATTGTTATTAACGGCGTATCAACAAGTGCTGGCCTTATCGCGCCGATTCTTGTCAAAGATAATACGCTTACCGGCACATATACGAATAAATACGCATTTACTGCCGCAACAAACATTGTCTGGTCGGACATGACAGGTTCCACGGTTGGTGTAGGTGGGTCACAACTCCCGCCTAACGTCGGTCTTGGCTCTGAAGCCGTTGTGACCGATGGCGCGGCCGCTCTTGCATGGGGGGCTAATATAGCCGGAGGTGGAACTGACAAATATAAAGTGTTCTATAACGGGGCTAATTGGACTGTTCAAGCAAAGTGACAAACTCATGATTACGACAGTCACCCGGCAACAATTTTTTACTGCTTTGGCAGATGTGTCTGAGATGAACACGGTCTACCAAGGAGTGTCCGCTGACGCGAACTATCCTGATTGGATAGAGTTCAACGCGGCAAAACTGGTGCAGGTTGGCGATCCGTTGTATGTTCAGACACAACTGGCTTTGGGCTACACGTCTGCCCAGATGCTTACCCTTTTTGAGGCTGCTGTGCAGGTGCCTGTATGACGACCGTAACGCGACAGCAATATTTTACCGCCCTCGCCCAATTGGGCGACATGAACCTGCTGTTTCAGGCTGTGCCGGCGGACGCCAATACGGACGACTGGATCGAGTTCTGGGCGGCCGAATATATCAGCTCGGGCGATCCTATCGCCGTCCTGACGCAGTCGTCTCAAGGCTGGACCGACGGACAGATGATCGCGCTGTTTACCGCGGCGCAGAACGTCCCGGTTGTCGTTCCATCTACGTCCAATACTGTAACCTCGACAGCGAACAATCAAATCAACGGAGCGCTGCGGCTTCTGGGCGTACTGGCTGAAGGTGAGACACCGTCAGCCGAAACGTCTCAGGATGCGCTGTTTGCCCTGAACCAGATGATTGATAGCTGGAACACTGAGCGTCTGGCGGTGTTCTCTACGCAAGATCAGGTTTTTAACTGGCCGCCCGGCGTTCTCAGCCGGACGCTCGGTCCGTCAGGCGACTTCGTCGGCAACCGTCCGGTTCTGGTGGATGACTCGACCTACTTTCGAGACCCGCAGACCAACGTGTCTTACGGCATCAAGATCATCAATCAGCAGCAGTATAACGGCATCGCCGTCAAGACCGTGACCAGCACCTATCCGCAGGTGATCTGGATCAATATGTCCTACCCAAACATCGAGATGTATGTATACCCGAAGCCGCTGCGGCTTCTGGAGTGGCACATTGTTTCTGTGAGTGAGCTGGCCAACCCCGCAACACTTGGCACGACGCTGGCGTTCCCGCCCGGCTATCTTCGCGCGTTCCGCTACAATCTGGCCTGCGAGCTGGCGCCAGAGTTTGGCATCGAGCCGTCGGCGCAAGTGCAGCGCATCGCCATGTATAGCAAGCGCAACCTGAAACGCATCAACAACCCTGACGACGTCATGGCGCTGCCCTACAGTATCGTGGGCACCAGACAAAGGTTCAATGTATACGCTGGAAATTACTGATTTTAAAGGGTATTCTTGGCATGAAGCTCACGTTTAGTCAAGATATACGCTTGATGCGCCTCCTCAGGAGTATCAAACAAACCTATGCGGATAGGTTTGTAATTGACTTTTATTTCGGCCAACCATTTGCTGTTCTCTTTTCTTACCCCAAGAAAACCGCTTTTGTTGTTTGGTCTTGGATTCCGCGTGTTCTGGGCGTTTTCCATGTTAGTGACTTCACGCAGATTTGCCAATTTGTTATTGGCACGGTTTCCATCTATATGGTCAATCTGATCTGCCGGCCAATTACCATGTACATAAAGCCACACCAAACGATGCGCAAGATAAAGGGTGTCATCAAGACG